ACATTGGGATAAATTAAAAACTTGTATAGTTGGACGAAGTTATCCACCTGAGTTTTACCATTGGATTACTAATAGCAAAACTAGAACAAAGTTTGAAAAACTTGCCGACGAGACCGAACAAGATTTTCAAAATTTAATTAACTTATTAACTAAAAAATTCAATGTTGAAGTTGTACGCCCTGAATTACCTTCTGATTTAGATAGTCTTTACGTTGATAACAAATGGGTAATGCCTCCGGTTGCACCAAGAGATTATTTTATTACGATAGGCAACAAGTTTTGGGTACCAAAAGTGCCAAATGCTAGTCATGCGTGGAATGTTTTTTACAGACAAAATAAACAACTTGATTGGCCTGACTATGCAAGACCTGAACATTTTTTTAAAGATAAGCCCGAATACCAGCAGGCAATGACAGAGAAGTTCAATGAATTCCAGCAAAAAGATCAACATCATCTAGATAAAAAACTAGAATTTTATAAAAATATTTTTGCTAAAATTAAAAACAGCGGAACACAGATTGTTTATACAGATCAGGATTTTATTAATGGCTGCTTTGTAAGTCGCATAGGACATGACTTATTCTTTGGTACTCAAACATTTCACGAGGATAAAGCCGCATTATTAGAAACGGTTAATAAATTATTTCCTGACACTCGCAATCACATTGTGGATTCTGGAGGTCATGGCGATGCTGTGTATTGTCCAGTTACACCTGGCTTAATAATAAGTTTAAAAGATATACCAACTTATGCAAATACTTTTCCAGGATGGGAGGTACTTTATTTGCCTGACAGTGATTATTCAGATAATCAAAGATTTAAACAATCCATGATAAAAAATAAAGGACGTTGGTTCATTCCTGGTTTTGAAAAAGATAATAATTTAATTAATTTAGTAAACAATTATTTTGATGAATGGGTAGGGCAAGCCAGCGAAACGGTATTTGATGTAAACATATTGATTGTGGATTCTAAAAATATTATTATTAGTACACACAATGACCGTATTGAAGCAGCATGTTCACGTTATGGAATAGATGTGCATGTATCACCGTTCAGACACAAATATTTTTGGGATAGCGGCACACACTGCGTTACCAATGATCTGGATCGAGAAGGCTCAATGGGTAAGTTTCTTGACTAATGCAGTAACCTAATATAAACTATTACAATGTTTCGAATAAAAACACTTGCAGTTAAAAATTTCATGAGCGTGGGCAATGCTACCCAGGCTGTTCAGTTTGATCGTAAAGACCTAACGCTAGTCTTAGGACAAAACTTAGACCTAGGCGGAGACGACACAGGAGCCAGAAATGGCACCGGCAAGACTACAATTATCAATGCATTAAGTTATGCACTATATGGTTCAGCATTAACTAACATTAAAAAAGATAATCTTATCAATAAAACAAATGGTAAGAATATGTTAGTTACTATTGAATTTGAAAAAGATGGCATAGACTACAGAATTGAGCGCGGTCGTAAACCTAACACCATGGCATTTTATGTAGGCGGTCAGGAACAGCAAATCAGTGATGAAAGCCAAGGCGACAGCAGAGAAACTCAAGCAGAAATTGAGCGCATGTTGGGTATGAGTCACGATATGTTTAAACATATTGTAGCACTTAACACATACACTGAACCATTTCTAGCATTAAAAGCAAACGATCAACGCACTATTATTGAACAGTTGCTAGGCATCACTATGCTAAGTGAAAAGGCAGATGCTCTCAAAGAACAATTACGAGCAACCCGGGATGCTATTACTCAAGAAGAATATCGTATCAAAGCAGTATCAGATGCCAATAATCGCATTAAAGAACAAATTGAAGCCACACGACGTAGACAAAACATGTGGAGAAATAAACAAGTTAACGAAATAGTAGAACTTGAACGAGCAATAGAGGTCATTGGCGATTTAGACATTGAACAAGAACTAGCCAATCATGACGAACTTGAAGAATATCATAAACTGGTTGGCAAAATAAATGACATTACTAAATGGAAAATTAACTGTGAACAAGAACAAGTAAGATTAATTAAAGAATTAGATAAGCTTAAAAAAGAAATTGAAAAATTAGAAAACCACGAGTGCTATGCCTGTGGCCAAGCAGTACATGATACCAAGCACGAAGAAATATTAGAAGCAAAAAGAACTGCTTCTAAGGAAACTGCTTTATTTTATCTTTCTAACGAAGAGCAGTGGAAGGCTCATGCTGATGCTTTAGAAATGCTAGGAAAACCTGGGCGAGCACCAACTGTGTTCTATGATCGCAAAGAAGATGCTATTAATCATAAAAATGATTTGCAAAACCTACGCACACAACTTGATGCTAAACTTCAAGAGCTAGATCCATACGAAGAACAAATTCAAGAAATGGAAACCAAGGCGCTTGAAGAGATTAACTACGATTTAGTTAATGAATTATCAAATGTTAGAGAACATCAAGAGTTTTTGCTTAAACTATTAACTAACAAAGATAGCTTTATACGTAAACGTATAATTGATCAAAATCTTAGTTATCTAAATTCTAGATTAAGTCAGTATCTTGATCGTATTGGATTGCCACATACTGTTAAATTTTTAAATGATTTGTCTGTTAGTATTGAAGAACTAGGCAGAGAACTAGACTTTGATAACTTGAGTAGAGGCGAGCGTAATAGATTGATATTAAGTTTATCGTGGGCATTTAGAGATGTCTGGGAAAGCTTGTATCAACCTATTAACTTGTTATTCATTGACGAAGTTATTGACACTGGCATGGATAGCTCGGGCGTAGAAAATAGTCTTGCTATACTTAAGAAAATGGCTAGAGAAGGTAATCGCTCTGTTTGGTTGGTATCGCACAAAGACGAACTGGCAGGGCGTGTGAACAATGTTTTAACTGTAGTAAAAGAAAACGGCTTCACTAGTTACAATACTGATGTTGACATCACCTAAAATACTACACTTAGAAATAACTGATATTTGTCAAGCTGCTTGCCCGCAGTGTGCCAGAGAGTATGATTCTAATTTTGATCCTAACATAAAGCATTCGCTTACTGTAGATGATATACAAAGATTAGTTTCAGTAGATACTATACAAAAATTAGACAAAATGTTTATGTGTGGTAATTACGGAGACCCGGCTGCCGGCGACGCTGTAGAAATTTGTAACTATTTTAGACAAGTAAATCCTGATATTACACTAGGAATGAACACTAACGGAGGTCTACAATCTACTAGATGGTGGCAGTCGCTTGGTGCAATTATAAATCGTCAAAAAGATTATGTAGTGTTTAGCATTGACGGACTAGAGGATACCAATCATTTATATAGAAAAAATGTAGTATGGGATAAGGTAATAAAAAATGCCGGTGCGTTCATTCAGGCAGGAGGTCGTGCGCATTGGGAAATGATAGTATTTGAACACAACGAACATCAAGTAGAACAAGTAGAAAAACTAGCAAAAGATTTAGGATTTTATATTTTAAGATACAAAGTTAGCAGAAGGCATAATTTGGTACCTATCGCGAAAATTAAACCTCCTAAGAATTATACAGAAAAAATAGAATTATCTGATACTATACGCTGTCAGGCACTGGAAGAAAATAGTGTATATCTATCTAGTCAAGGCACGTTTCATCCTTGTTGTTGGCATGGTAATCGTGGCGGTACGCAATTGGATAAATTTAGCGAACTTATTACTTCTTGGAGCACTACTCCAAACATTGTTTGTAGGCAAACCTGTAGTGTGGTCAATAACAAAACTAATTTTTCAAATCAATGGCGCAAAGAAATTATGTTAAATCCTTAAAAGTCATAATTATGTGTGCATGGTATGGCTTTTTGAAGATAAAACGGTTGAGATACTACCCGAAGATTGTGTTGGGTTCGTCTATATGATTACAAACACAGTGTCTGGCCGAAAATATATTGGAAAAAAGTTAGCCAAATTTTCAAAAACTACTGTTAAAACTGTAAAACTAAAAAATGGCTCAAAAAAGAAAAAGAAAATCAGAAGTAAAATAGACTCAGACTGGCAAGAATATTATGGCTCAAACGACGAACTCAAAAAAGACGTAGAAACCCTAGGCTCAGACAAATTTAAAAGACAAATACTATATTATTGTAAATCAAAAGCTGAATGCTCATATATTGAAGCAAGAGAACAATTTAGACACCAAGTCTTAGAATCAGATGATTATTATAACGGGCATATACAAGTCCGTGTCCATGGCTCTCACATAAAAGGTCGTTTATAGCAATGAAAAAGATAGTATTTGCTGGCTGTTCATTTACCGCAGGACATGGATGGGATGACATTGACCCTATTACGAGTTCTCAAATTGAAGCCAAAGACTATCCAGGCTTGTGGGTAAACTTATGCCAAAAAAATATTGATAGATTTCAAGAGCTTGAATTGGAAAACTTAGGTGTAGGCGGAGCAAGCAATACAGAAATTTTTGAAAATGTAACTAGATTTATGTCTAAACATAGCAAAGACATTGACACTATTTTTTGTCAATGGACCGCAGCTCCAAGATATAATTTTAATGTTGGGTTTGAACTATGGAATACTACCGAACATTTTAATTTGGCTTCTATGCTATCACACGATGTTAATCTTAATCAAGGCAAATCCTACTCGCGCGAATACATAAAAGATTTAGTTAACAGATTATTAGTAATGCACCATATACACTGGGAAATTTTAAAAATTGTTGACTATACTAATATTATTACTAGACTAGCAAATTTGTTAAATATCAAGAATATATTTTTTATAAACGGGTTGTGTCCTTGGGACAACAACTATTTTGTTGAACTATCAAATGTTGATCCTGAAAGTTATACACCTTTTACAAAAAAAGAAATTTTAAACATAGAAACTAGAGACGACAAAGACATTCACACACTTTACAAATTGGCACATTCACAATACAACTCAGCTGGCGGAATTAATAGCAATTTATGGATTAATTTATATCAGTCATTTCACTCACTCACAATAGACAAAAATTTTGATCTAGTACATCCTGGCACACAAAGCAATCGCACTTTTTTCAACATCATTACAAATAGGCTCAAAGAGTTACAATTTATCAAGTAGTAATTGCAAGCACAAGCATCAAAATCGTGTGCCCTACACCTGGTTGAAATATACGCAGGGATGGAAGTCTCGTCGCTACAACGAGCACTCAACTACTACCCGCAAGGATGAAGATCGCAAATGCCGCGATTTAGTTGTTTGAACAGGATTCATAAAGGCTAAAAAGACGCGATAGCGATATCGCACGTTTACAATGCAGGCTGATATTTGTATTGTAGATCGCCGTTGTATAAAGACGGAGCTCGAGGTACCGGACAACCGCCTCTGTAACGCTCTAATATCAGTGACTGTGCTACTCAGATGAAGTACATATATTTTTTGCCCGCCCTGGGCAAAGAGTGACCAATTAATCTAGATGAAATCTAAAAAAGCATTGATGAGCGAAGCGAAATCAATAGACTAACGAAGTTAGTCTTAAAAGAATGGCATTCCTGATTTCTTGGCAGTTTCTAAATTATCTTTAATGATTTCGTTTATGATACGGCGTTCATCTGATCCCAGAAGCATAGCGTCGTTATAAGATAAACCGCCGCGCATGTACCAGCACATTCTTAGTAGATCTTCTTTAATATCTTTAACTTGTTTTTCGTAGCTCTTAACTAAGCCTAAAATACCTTCGGCGTCAAGTGTTAAGAGCTGTTGGCGAAAAAACTTGCATAATCAAACGTTAACGCAACATCGTAGGTTTTACTACAATTTTCACATGTTCCTGTTTGTGATTTAAGTGCACCTTCTTGACTAAGCTCAACTATGCGCTCTTGTAATTTTTTACAAATTTCTGAATCACAATTTAAATAGAATTCTTGAATAAATTCTGGTTCTGACACTATAGTACCACTATCAACTAGCTCAATAAACTGTGTGCTATCTACTAGTAGTTTTGCATTTAAATCAACTAATCTAGTAATGTGGTGCTTATATGCACTAATTTTTGTTTGATCTTCTGTATTGTCACTGACAATGTTTTCCAACATACGTTGTTGTTCATATGAAATTTTACTAGTTTCATTTAAACTTGCGTAAGTTTGTGGCTTGATTTTGATTCTAATTTTTTCATGTTCTAATTTTTTATCGTAGTCAGGACATTGTATGCTATCTAGATAGCCTGTTAATTCAACTTCAAATCTATTTTCTGTCTCGCAATGCGGGCATTTAGTGTCGATGTTCATGGTATTGCCATAAGACGCTACCCTAATCGCAATTAAAATAGCATCTACATCTGTACTAGGAATTTCCCACGCATCGGTAATGTGTGGACAACAACTTTCTATAACATCTACTACACCTTGGCCGTTTAATAATGCGTCAGGTGTTTTTAATAAAATCTCATCTTTTGCTGTCATTGGATATATTGGTAATTCACCTGTTTTGGGTATATCCAACCCAGCAGTCCAGTGCTGGCCATTGCTTGGTAATCTTAGATAAATTCCTGGTTGTCTAAAATGCGCTCGCAAAGGATTGAGAGGTTTTTGATCCATTTTTTGATTCCTATAAATAATTGATAATACTATATTTATAGGCTAAAAATATGGCTGATCCACAAATCCAACAACTGTTACAAGCGTTTCAACAACTGACCGGAACGGCCGGCAATGCTAGGGCATCAATGGCTGCTGCCAGCCAGTCCATGGCTAGACTGCGCACAGAAATGCAACGTGGCACAGGAACAGTGCAAAGTCAAACTGCCGCACTACAAAGCTCTATTTCGCAATTTGCTGCACTGGATACAGCCACGCAGCAGTCAGCAGCTGGGCAAAAGCTACTGGCCCAACAGGCACAGGCTGCTTCAGAGATATTTAGAGATGCTGCTGGATCAATGACCGCATCAGTACTAAAAGGCGGCTTAGCCGAAGCCATCAACTATGTAACAAAACAAATTACTACAACCATAGGCAGCTATCAAGAAGGTGCCAGTGGTATCCAAACAGCATTTAACATGCAAAATGCTGCCATGGAAAGTCAGATTCAAATACTGAATAGATTGAGTTCTGGTGCAGAAGTTGCAGCCACTACTCTAGCACTAATACCAAATCCAATTGCTAGACTGGTTGCAGGGCTAGCAGGAGGCACATCGGCCTTAATGGCTTTTGCTGCTCAGGCCGGTACCAAAACGCTAGAAGGCATGAAAATGCTTGAAAAAGAAACTACCATTACTGCAATGTCATTTGATGTCTTGCAAAAGAATGGAGTTTTATTTGGCGGCGGTATGCTGCAAATGAGAGAAACTAGCGGCGAATTGCGTTTAAATCTCAATGAATTTTCTAAAGTTGTATCGCACAGCAGGAAAGAATTAACTGATTTTGGCGGATCAACAGTAGGTGGTGTTAAAAAATTAAGAAATGTAGGATTAGCACTTGATCAACTTGCCACCGAAGGAAAAGATTTACGCAGAAATCTATTACTGTCTGGTATCAGTTATGAAGAACAAACCGAAGGCATGGTCCAATTCATGGACATGATGAACAAGACCGGTAAGTTGCGTGGAATGACTGATAAAGAAATTGCGGAAACAGGTGCCAAATATTTGATAACTCAGAAGGCTATTGCAGCGTTTACTGGCGAAGAAGCAAAACAAGCGCAGGCTCGAGCCAAGCAAGCAGCCGAACAAGGTGCAGTAAGAGTAAAACTAGAAAAAATGGGCGGCGAAGCTGCGCAGAAATTTAGGCTGTTGTCTGAACAAGTAGGCCCGGACATGACCAAGGCTTTGCAACAGATGTTAGTGACCGGTGGCAGTGTGGTAGACAAAAATCTAAACATTATGTTGGCAAACAGTCCCACACGCAAAAAAATTCTGGATCAAGTGTATGCGGATCTGAATGCCGGAACAATTAGTGCAGATGAAACAATATCGCGATACCAAGAACTGGTCAAAGCCAATGCAGAAAATCTAAAAGCTGAAGGCGATAGCATGGCTGAAACTTTTGGTACAATATCTGCTTTGGACAAAGGCATGGACGCACAAACCAAGATGGCTCAGGATCAGCAAGATCTAGCTGCTCGAGGACTGGCAGCTAGGGAAAAAGAAGTTGCTGGCATCGGAAACACTGTGGAACAAATGAAACTATTGAGCACAAATATGGACGGGCTGGGCAGAGTAATTGATCCATTGAGAGAATCCATGGTCAAAGCAGAACAAGTGACTAGAGAACAATTACCAGCCCTTATGAACCAGTTAACTGGCCCTATGGCAGCGTTTACTAATGCACTACCGCAACAAATGAAAGATCAATTCAAGAATCAAGCTGATCTTACAAAAGGTCTAATAGAATTTATCGGCAGTAGAAAGGGCGAAATTACGCAACCGGGAGGCAAGGTAGCCGAAAGCTTTAACAAAGTCGGTGATGTATTATTAGGAACT